GAGTCAGGCGCTAGTAATACTGGCTGGGCTGCTAAATAATTTATTGACGTAGGTGATGTATGCAGGAGGAAGCTAAAACAGTTATGGATTCATTAGCGGTAGGCGGCACAGTCGCTACATTGGCTGGTTGGCTTCCTAGTGTGGCGAGTTTATTCACGATCATTTGGTTGGCGTTGCGTATCTGGGAATCTGATACGGTACAGAAGTTCGTTAACCGATGATGAAAGCACTGATCGCGCCTATTGCTAATCTAATAGGTGGTTGGTTGAATAACAAAGCTGAGGAGAAACAGGCTAAACATGAGGCCAAGCTCCAGGTCATTCAGAATAATTCTGATTGGGAATCTAAGATGGCAGATGCCAGTGCTCATTCATGGAAGGATGAGTTCTGGACGATCATACTATCAATCCCTATCTTTATGGTCGGTTATGCCATAGCGATTAATGATGTAAGCGTGATCGATAGGGTTGACGCTGGGTTCCAAGCACTGTCAAAATTGCCAGAGTGGTATCAATACCTGCTGTTCATTGCGATCAGTAGTTCATTCGGTATCCGTGGTGTATCCAAGTTAATGGAGATGCGGAAATGAAGAAGCCTAACAAGGGGTTGTATTACAACATCATGGCAAAGCGTGCCAGGATAAAGTCAGGATCAAGCGAGCGTATGCGGAAGCCTGGCGCCAAGGGTGCGCCTACCGATAAAGCATTTAAAGAATCGGCGAAGACCGCCAAGAAATGACGTTTAGATATTTTACCCGCGAAGAATTTGACTGTCAGGAGACTGGCGAAAATGAAATGGAAGATGAGTTCATTCACGCTTTGGATGCGTTGCGCCATGAGTGCGGCATACCGTTTCGTATTACCAGCGGCTACCGTAGCCCGAGGCATTCTATTGAGGCTGCGAAACCTGGCGGACCAGGACAGCACGCGCGAGGCATTGCTGCTGATATTGCTGTTAGCAATGGGACTGAGCGTTTCATTATTGCTAGTAACGCTTTTAAGCTCGGATTCAGCGGGGTTGGTACTGCGTCAGGATTTATCCATGTAGATATTCGGCAGACTACGCCCAAGCATTGGACATATAAAAACTAGGAGAACACCATGCCATACGGTAAAGGTACATACGGATCAAAGGTTGGTCGGCCATCCAAGAAAGACAAGATGGATCCAGGGCTCAAAAAAGCAGCGATGAAGCGGATGGCAAAGAAGCGCAAGAACTAATGCCGGACATAACCATTCAAGATCTGGAACCAGGGCAGACAGTTATTATTGCCGTGGTTCAGCACGAAGAATATGATGATCCTGATGATGGCGAAGAAGAAGATATTCCCGAGCCGGTTGCCAAGATCTTAGACCTGGTGTCAAACGGTTAGTCTTGCGTAGTATGCAAGAGTCCGGTTGACTTGACCACTGGATCTTGGACCTTTGGTTGCAGCTCTGTCTCAATCAAGATCTCGCAGTAGTGTATTGCTTTCCGCAGATCATCAACGCCGCCCTTATCTTTCCAGCGCGAAATATATTTAACCACCGCATGCTCACAAATCCCTAGATTGTTTGCCAGCGCATATTCTAAGGGTTGAATCATCATCGTCTTGTAATGATTTCCTGAAATTTGCTTGTCGAATGCACTCATCTTAATCGCTCCGCGTTTACTTTTAGTCTTGCCTCTTCTCCATACTCTTTGTGCAATACGATGCAGGTCATCGTTCTTTCTGCGCCGTAGCCACTAGCATTGTGCCAAGAATCTCGCGGCGGCAACACCCCGAAATGCTCGATGGTCATACCGCCTATCTCTTTTGCGTCTCGATGGTGGATGTGTCCCAGGTAGCAGTAGACATGATCGGCATCGCCCCATTCTTTTCTAAGGTTGCGGGTGATGGCCTCGTATAACCTGGTTGCGTTGATCTTGTCGCCGTGGTGAGTGACGACCAGGTTCTTGCCGAACTGAAACCATACAAACTTGTTGAAGTTATCCAGCACTGTGACGCGCTTGTCGTTCTCGAAGTACATTTGAATTGCAGTGTTGAGAAACAGGCTTGCGTCTGGATCGTGGTTGCCCCTGGCATTCACGACCATTACCTTTTTATGCTTCTCAAGCATGCGTAACACGACTCGTTTTATTAGGTGTGATCCCGCTCTGATAATGCGCCCCCAATTGCCATCGGAATCTAGCAGGTTCTTGGAGTTGGGTGTGCTTGAACTCGCGTCCTGGATGTGAAAGAAGTCGCCGAGGTTGACCAGGCATCCTGTCTCACTGTTGGGGGATACAGCGACCAGCCTGTCTACTGCATCGTCTAATATTTTTTCTGACTTGTTTACGTCCCAATCTTCGGCGCCTGTCTCCTCTGACCAGGCACTCAGCCCAGGTGGTGATCGCCTATCAGGTATACTGACATGAGATCCTGGTCTACAGTCTTGGGTGCTTTCAGTGGTTTGTGTATGCCGGATAGTTCATCTTTAAACGCATCGGTAAACTCGTCCATCATCTCCTGGATCTTGACCTTCTCAGGTTCCTGGATGTGCCATTGCAGCTTGATGGATCCGTCTTCACCGTATGCGGTGCTTAATCTTTTGGTGGTGAACCCTGGCGCAACTTGCCGAGTGACCCCGTAATCTGGGGCCACACCGGAAGCCGCTGCTCTAACGTGTACGCGTGATATTATCGCGTGCACTCGCTTAGAATGCCTGCCTAATCTTCTGCCAATTTCAGTCTGAGTTAAGCCCTGGATGTGCAGCTGGATAACTTCCCTCTGATAATCCGTTGTGCAAAACTCCAGGTGCCTCTCAATAGATCGTGCTGCCATAGCTGAGTGCCGATAGATTTTGCATCATTATACTAATGTCAAGTTGTTTTTATACCCCCTTCCTTTCCGTTTAATCAAACCCTTACGCTCTAGTGCTTGGACATGATCTGAAACTGTCGTCCTAAATAACTGGAAATGTTGACAAATCTGCCTCTGCTCTGGCGGTACTTCATGCCGAGCGTAATACTCGGCGATGAAGTTGTAAATTTCCATCTGTCTCTCAGTTGGCTGTCTCACTTACCCGCCTCCTTCTCAAGTCTGCTGATCTTGGTATTCAGATAGCCGGAGACATGAACGCGAGTCGTTGCCTCCAGTAATCCCATCGTCGCCAGGTTGTGATCCCTGATCTGAAACAGCATTGCCAGGGCTTCGGCTGCTTCGGTTCCTTTCTTCTTAAAGTTTTTTTCATACACATCAGCATCACAGTAAACCCATCGGCATAGGCTTGTTCTGTGGTGTAGTCGTCCTTGTACTGCTCGCCGTTGTGGTTCATGACCTGGTAAACAGATGGTTTGGATTTCTTTTTAGACGTTGGCTCCGGTGGGCTTTCCGGTACGGGTTCCGGTATGACTTCCGCTGCGACCTCGATCGCTGTGGATTCATATTCGGCGTAGTCATCGGCTGGCGGTGGTGGCGGCAAACTGTCCAGCGGATTCGCATGCGTAACACTAGGCGTTATATCCCTGGCTTCGCCTTTGTCGACTGGGTAGTCTTGCGCCTCCTCGGCTGTGATCACTCCCTTCAGTGCATCTGGGAATGCGTCCCGCAGTGCAAAGCCTCGCGCTCTCATTGCCAGCATTCGCTCGGCGTAGTTTGTCCACGGCCCTTGCTTACCCCATAGCCTGGCCTTCTTGGCATCGGCCACGCTGAAGGTGCGTTCTGTCTCCTCCATCTCTTCGGAGTAGCGGCGCTTGACCAGGCAATGCGCGACCTTGTTGTCGCCTTCGCCGTCGATCCATTCTTTAACGCCAGCGCAGCGGGGGTCATTCTTGACCAGCGCCAGGGCTGCGTCACCGTACACTGACGGCTTGCCATTGATGACCGCGATATTTTGCAGGGCTTGCAGCGGTTGCAGTCCTAGTTCATATCCCCACTGGATAGCGACTAGCACATCCTGCGGTTTGCCTTTGTATGCGCCTGGCACCATGCCGGACTGGCTGATCATCTTGGAGAATTCCATTGCTTCGGTCATGTTCTGTGGCGCGAGTGTTGGTAGTTTGCTCATTGTTCGATTACCTCTTTTATTGTGATTGATTTCTGACGGGCGCTGCTCTCTGGCTTTGCCGGTTCCAGTTCGTGGTTACAGCTGGGGCATTGCTTGGCGGGTTTGGCTTTGCTATGCCTGACCGGCCAGTTGACCTTGATTAGCCTTCCGGTATCGTCGCGCAGCTCAGCCTTGGTTGAATTGCCAAGCATACCCATTAGCGCCAGGCTGCTTTGTTCGAGCTGCTCCTGGTATTTCTTGAGCACCAGCTTTGCGCCGATATAACTATCGACGGCTGCGATGGCATCCTCGCGCAGCTCGATGGTATCGTCCTCTGGTTTGCTGTAAACGCGGTGGACTTGCTCCAGGGTTGTCGGCGCTGGGTAAGTGCCTTCGCTCATGTGCTTTTCGAATTCGTGGCACGCCTGGGTGATCCTCGCCTGGGTCGCGCCGTGTGGCTCGAATACATGAATGACAATCTTGCGGGCGCCGTAGCAGGTGATCAAGATACCCCAGCGCGCATCATGGCACATCATGCCAGCTTGCAGCTGTATCGGTCCTCGATATAAGGGCGGGTCGTCGGGCTTTTCGAACACCGTTGTAAACTTTGCTTCGAGCACGCCTAACCCCGTAAGCGTAACCTCGCCGCTGTCGTTCATTACGACAATGCCCGCGCTTTGGTCGGTGCGTATTGTCAACGGCTCATTGCAATATAACAGGCCGTCATCGCTGTACCATAAATCCAGCGCTGGGTGCTTCTTGGCTGCGTCTGTGCCGTCGAGCTGGTAGTTGTACCAATCATAATCCTGCAAGCCAATCATTCGAAGACCACGATTTAAAATCACGTTTTCCGTTACGTTGCCTATGTCGATCTGCAAGCTGTCCAGCTCTGGCAGTTCTCCGCCGGCGCGAGCTGCGCGGCATTGGTCCAGCACTTCGTGCGGGGATTGGTACGGGCTGGCGCCCATGTAGGCGGGCATGATTGACCCGCTCAGGTATCCATTTGGTGATAGCTTCGCCATCGTTTTCGCTCCTCTGGTTTAAGTTGGTGCGGCCTTGCATCCGCTCGGTGTCAGTTATACTTTCCTGTTCAGGCCGGCTTTAACACACTAGAAAGGTCAGGCCAAAAATTATCGGTTTACCTCCTGGCAATTTGGTTTTGCGCCCAGGTAGTCGGGATGATATCCGGCGCACACATCCTGAATATATCGCGCGTGCTCTGCGACCTGGTGCTCGTAATCTTCCGATCCGATCCATAACACCGCAACTGCGGCGACGATCACCGCGGCTGCGGTGGCGATCTTCTGCAAGTTATTCATATTCGCACCTCGATGCTGACGTTGCAGATCTCTCCCAGGATGCGCTCAAAATCAGCGCGGCCATGGTAAGGCTCGGATACATCCCCAATATGCCACTGGCCCGCGCCATGCTCTTCGTCAAGCCAGGATTGCAGGTTGTCGACGAATGCCTCGTCATCGTCTTGAATGCCGCTGTAATCGTCATACAGTAGCGCCACGATGGCAAAGTGCGGGATACGGTAGGTTTCTGTCTCGAACATTGGTCTCACTCCTCTGTTGGTTTCCTGGACGCCTCACGGCGTTTCGATCCGTACCACTGGATCTCATCAGCAGGGATTAAAAGCCTCCGACAAACTGCTTGGTTTTTTTAAGCTTGCCATTTTGGATGACGTAAACCGGCATGAATTCAAAAGGCGCCACGTCTGCCTGTTTGCGAACGGCCCAGCGGCTGCCCTCGATTGCTCCCAGGTTGCCGCGCATGAAGTCCGCGAGGGTCTTGCATTTGCGGCTCAGGCCTAGGTTGTCTTCGGTTGCTATGTAGTACATGGTTAGTGCTCCTGGTTTGGTTTAGGGTTTGCGTTACGCGGCTTGTGCCGCGCTCTGCTGTAGGTTCTTGATAAAGTCGCACGCCTTCTGCGCTTCGGCTGCGGCGGTGAAGATTAAGCGCTTGTCACCCTTTAATGCTGTAAGCCATCCGTTCAGGTAGTGCGCGTGATCCTCGCGTGGCTCATTGGTGACGCCAAGCATTACGCATTGCATCGCGGCGCCAAGCTCTGCAACCAGCTCCTCCATGGCATAGGCATCATCGCCAAAGCGCTTGCCCTTTGTGCGTGCCAGGCGGTGTTCTGAGCCGGTCCAGTGCGTCAGCTCATGAAGCAAAGTCGCATAGTACAGCTCGCTCTGCGTACTGGTAGGCGTGGCCGTAAAGCTTGACGGCTGCGACATACTGACAAAGTCCTGGCCTGGCGAGTAAAAGCATCGGCCGTGGTCGTTGAATCGTACCTCGGCGCCGGTAGCCTCGACCCAGGCATCGGCGGCTGCGATGGCCTCAACGGCTGAGACGGGGCGCTCTGGGGCTGCTGGTGCGTCCCATCCGTCGACC